GTGAGGTACTTGGTTTTGCCATTGTGCTTTACTGCTTTTAGGATTTGTTTTCGGTTCTTGCTACTTGAGTAACTAACGTGAACCCACGATGGCGCAGTATCATTGCCAAATTCCCAAATGAGTTGGTCAAAGTCTAAATTATCCTTAATCCAATGGAACAAGACATCGTTGCCACCATCAAACTTTAGGTCGGCTGCTTGAGCCTGTACGTGCTGCGAGGTCTTTGCCCCTCCCACTTTGCTATTCACCGCAGGGCTGCGGTATGCACTCGTCACTTTCACCGCACCTAAGGCATCTCTCGTGGGTTGTAAGACGTTTTCTGCAAGCGCACGGAGGTTGGGTTCCAAGTGCTTGGGTAAAGCGTTAGGAAGCCCTGTTTTGGTAGCAGTCAGTTCTGCGAGGGTGAAGTTCTTGGTCACGTTTTTAATAGATTAAACTGGACATTTTACACATTATGCTCATTTGAGTTTACACTTTGCACTTTTTGCATAATGCTTGGTGTTTCCCTAAAGGGCAACTTCAGAACTACCGACCCTGTGACTTGTAGGGCTTTGAGTAGTTCTTACTCGCTTTGTTCGTGCTTGCACTCTTGGAATGCTTGCCTCGCTTTTTGCTCTTACTGATCCTTTGGCTTACCGCCTGTGTCTTTGCCATCTTGAGGGTCTTTGAAAAACATAAGTGCGAAAGCCCCGACCATAAAAGTCGAGACCTCCGTTAAAGTCGCACGGCCTCCCCAAACGAGTGTGAAGCATAGTGCTATAATAAGAAGCCCCAAGATGGTGGTCTTGGGGTTCTTGAAGATACGCTCAATTAGCATCGCTCTTTAGTTTGAGATAGTCCCTTCGCCACTTCCAAAGAGTGTACGCAAGTGAGGTTATCAGAACCAAAAGACCTAACGCTTGATGGGCGTAGCTTACTAAAAGTCCTGCTCCCGTTAAAGACCAAGACGTGATAACGCTATCAGCACTCTCCTTTGTCATCGTTACTCAATTACTGGAGGAACTGGAGGCTGGCAGTATGCTGCATCGGGGTTAGCAACGCAGTACTCTGACTCGTATGCTGATTCCCATCCTGCGAAGATATGAACTCCGCAAGGGGCGGGCCATACCACATAAGCAGCAAAAGACGTAACCAGAGGCTCCGCAGTCCATAGGATGTCAACTGCGTACTTTGGTGACGTTACCTCACACACTTGGTTGCCTTCGGCATCCGTTCCCCATTGGGTGCAAAGATGCCCGAGTTCTACTACCGCAGTAACTAATTCGGGGTTCCAATAGGTGTAGGTTTCGGGGTCGGTGCCCGTCAACTCAATCTTTGCTTTAGCCGTTGCCCATTGGGTAGGCGTGAACTCGTATTTTAAGAATTTCATCGTGTCTTGAATTATGCGGTTAGTTCGGCAAGTTGGGCGTTGGTTAAACGGGTCGTAAATAGTAGGGCTTGAGAAATTCCGTGCTTGCCATTTCCAGTATTTCCCCAAAGGCTATTGGTCATAATTGAATCACAAGCGGGAATTGTTGTGGCGGTAGTCCCCGTAGCAACCAAAGTTCCGTTTTTGTAGAATGCATAAGACCCAGCCTTGTAAGCAAACGCAAGCTTAACTCTTGTACCAAGCGTGTAAGCGGTCGGCTCAAAAAATAAGTTTGTTGTCCCGTTATATACTTGAGCGTAGACATTTGAGCCACCAGAACCAAAGCGAATTACAAAACTTGAGGCTGTTTTTTCTACTCCAAAAAATGAATTATCCGTAGGGAACGCATCAATTACTGCATCCATAAAAATAGTTCCCTCAGTTTGGCCTATTAAAGATGTAACCGAAGCTTTTACCGCTGACTCCGCAACCCTTGTAACTGATGCCCCAAGCGTGGGGATGTACGAGGTGGCGTAGGCTCCGACTTCAACTTGCGCTCCGTAGACAAAAATACCATCTGTTCCATTGCCTGCAAATGTGTCTAAACCCGTGCTTGTATTTTGCAGTACATAAATTTGATAACCATAATTTGCATTAACGGTATCATTTACTGAGCATCGGTACCAGCCGTTTCCGTAGTTTTCAATTTTAGCAGTTACTGAAGTTGCGTTAATAATAACTCCAGTATTAACATCAAAAATAGCAAACCCACCACTAAAATATGAACGTATTCCAAATCTTTGATATTCTCCTTTTTTGACAAAAACGGAAGCAAGTCCATTACTACTGACCGCAATACCAGTTCTATCTACATAGTGGGTACTATTTGTAGCGGTTGGTATTACTTTATCGGCATTGACGTAGCCATCTGGACTTGTTGTGTTATTTGCCGTAACGGTTACCTCTGTCTTAATCCAAGCCGCATTATCAAACTGCTCCGAGTACGTCACGAGATTAGTCCGCTGCGGCTCCAGCAACAAGCGAGGGCAAGTAGACCCCAAATAATCCAAACGGGGTAAACCGCTAACGGGGCCAACTGATACCGCTGCGGTGGTGGTGGCGATGTATGCGGTAGTAACACCAGTCTCAAATTGAAATCCCCATCCAAAGTACGTTCTGCTTGTGCCAGTATATGAAATGCCGCCTCTGTCATCTGAGGATGTGATTGCGGTAGAAGTGCTTGAATGAACAAAACACGCAGCAGTCGTAGTGTTTATTGTTCCGTTAACTGAACAACGATACCAACCATTACCTACGTTTGTAATAGAACCACCAATGTAGGTTGCACCACCAGTAGAACCAGTAGCAGTTGCGGTGATTGTTCCATTGGTTAAATCAAATTGCGCACCAAACCATCGGAAGTTTTCATACAAGTCATTAACAACTAAACGAATAATATCAAGCGTATTCTTTTTAGCATAAAAACTAAATCCATAATCTTGGTTTGCCGTTATGGTAAACTGCTGGTAAAAGCGATGTGCCGTTGTTAGAGTGCCTTCGTTGTAAGTGTCGGCAGTAGTAGTTCCGTCAGGAGCAGTAGTAGTATTACCAGTTAAGGTTGCATTTTGAACAACATACGCTCCATTCGTTAAATCTTCGCTATACAAAGCAAGATTCGTACGCACCTTTTCAATTAGGCCGTCACTTTGCACACGGGTTGCGCTTGAGGCACGGCTGAAGGTGAGGTCGCCAGTACCATCGGTTGGCTTAACCGAGTAAACCTTTTGGTCTTTGTATCCCGAAGGAATCATTACCAGACTTGCGTCATCAAAAAAACTCATATCAATTCAAAATAAATAGTTGGTCAATTAAGCAGTCCTCTCCCTCCAATGTTGCTCCGTCATCGGTCATACGCTGAATATACGTATCAAAAATATCATAGTAGGTGTCCTCACCTAAGTCCTGCAAAGCAGCAGTCAAACAATCATAGCCCTCAAACGTGCCTCCGTCATTCAGCACCCGAGTCTCAAACTGCTCCACTATCTCATTAGCAGGAGCAAAGCACGGAGGGGCTGACTGATTCTGGATAGACAAAGTAGTCTCGTCCACTTGGCCAAACCAAGTAGAGCAGTAAATGATGCCCCAAGAAATACTATTTGCCATTGTCTTTTAAATAACTCTTTAACTTGATGACATTGCTCTTCTTTGGTTCGTAGGTCTTTTTAGAGAACCCACGAGGCGAAGTTCGCATCGGTGTCGGGGTAGACATCTGCATTGTTGTTTGAATTGTATTGAGGGAATGTTGCTTGGTTGTAGCTCATATATGTGATGAACCTATCGGTGTAGTACTGCGCTAAATCACGAGCCTTGCCTACAAGGTAGTCAACCTCAATCTTCTCTGCGGTAGTGCTATTCTCGGAGTTGTGCTTGAATACCCCACCGTTGCCGATGGTATAAGCAGCAAAAGGCAAGTACTCCACCATCGCCCAATGGATAAGCATCGGCTGAAGGTAGTCGTTTACAAGAGCGAGGTAGGGATTGGCAAGAGTATTGGCGATGATGTCATCGCTTATCTTGTTGTAGAGCTTCGTTCCTGTATAGTTTTGGATGTGTATCTCCTGTGCAATTTTGATGAACTGGATAAACTTGTCCGTGTCCACGTTACCGCCTATTGCGGTGTTGCGAACCAAGTCCTCTCTTTTGATGAATAATGCCGTTGCCATTTCTTAGTTTTTATATCCTCTTGTCTCTGTTTCAATAGGGGCGATAGCGACCATCGGGTCATTCTTCTCAGGTCGGAATCCCATACGAATGGCTTGGTTTACGTTGATAATATCCGTGCCGTTCAAAGAGCCACCTCCGTAAATCTTGCCCTCTTTAGTTAGCTTCTTGCGGTAGATTCTACGCTCCCAACGATGGTGGCAGTTAGCACCGCCCTTGTAAAGCCATACGCTATACCTTTCACCCTGTGCTTCTGCTCCGCCTTTTGAACTCAATGCCTCAACATCCTCTTTGCGGTAAACCCTTTTGGCACCTATCAACGTGCGGCATAGCAAACGGCTTTCACCCTTTGGGTCTTTTTTAGTTCCTACCGCATAGAAGTAGCGCACCTTGTAACGCTCCGTGTCTTGCTCGCTCTCCTGTTGCGCTGCAAGGTCGGTGCGTGAGTTGAGGTATGCCTCTACATCGTATTCTGCTCCCTCATCCTCAACGATGTCAGCCGTGATTAGGTCAAAGTCCTGCATCAACTCCTCCTCGCTTTCGCCAAGACTCTCAATGTTTAGCAGCAACTCTGCTGCAAGCTCATCACGCAGGAAGGGGCGATTGTCTTGCTTGGCAAGTTTCACGCCTGTCTCCTCCTCACGAGTCTCTAAATCCATAGGCGTAACTACGTCTTCGGTAAACTCTAAAGGCTGAAGGGTCTTGAAGTACAAGTTTAGGCTGATGTCGTTGTACGCAAGAATCATATCTATGCCGTCAATGATAATCTCCTGCTTGGGTCGGATGACAAGGTTATCCAAAAGCGTAGAAGCGGTCTTCAGCTCCTCTGCGTTGTTGCCGAGTCCTGAATTGTCCTTGATACCTAAAAGCATAGGGCTTACGATACGATGCGAAACCATTATCTTCTGCGTGGCTTCAGCACTCAAGAATTGATACTGCTCGGCAGCATCCGATAGCTGCACAGGATCAACCGTTGCAGCGAGGTCTTTGTTATCGTTGAACGCAAGGATGAACTTGCCAGAGTTTGAACTGCCGCTAAACTTCGTGGCAATCTGCTGCTCTATGCTTCTGCGCTCCTCCTCGCTCGGTACTCCGTTGTTGAAGTTAATCAGCATAGAAGGCGAAAGGCCGTTCTGGATGTTGTTGATGTGGTAGTTGGCAATCTCCTCCTCAAGTTCCGCATAGGGAAGGCCACCTTGATAGTCTACTGGGGAGTAGTAGTAGAATCCTGCTCGGTAGGGCTTGATGTATAGAATCTCTAATCCTTCCTTACTCGTGCCAAATGCAGGGATGCGTACCGCAGTTTCTTTTCTGCCTTTTACGTCTGTCCAATCCTTTGCGTAGTAGTACGCCTCAATCTCTCCGTCTTCGTTGCACCTTGCAGCTCTCAACGTCTCTACGGGGATGTGCTGCACCTCTACAATGGTGTTGTGGTCTTGGGAGTACACAACCTGAAAAGAGCATTGCCCCATCATCACATAGTCAGCAACAACCTTCTGCAAGCAGGCTTTCGTAAACAAGCCACGCATCGCTGCGTACTCGCTCGGCTTCTTGGCAGAGTCCGATGCATCCAGTCCCTTGCCAAAGGTCATATCCATCAAAGAGTTGAGGATAGCGTTGTTGGTGGGTGAGCCGTTGTAGCGGTCAATTAGGTAGCCGAAGTAGTCGTTGTTATCTCCGTATTCAACGTAGTCCTTACCCTGCACCTCTTTAACAACAGGTGTGGTGTAGGAACTGAAGTTCACAACGTGGACTTTAGATGATGATGTACTCATTATTGTAGCTTTGTTCTTCGGTGTAGACGTTTTGGTTCACCGTAAATTTGTCGAAATCTGTTTGCGAAGTTACGAATACCCTATCTCGGTAGATAAGGTCACCATCGTATATTAATTTGAGGCCGTAGAATCGGTTGTTGACTAATGTATAGACTGCCGTCAGTTCCATAAAGCCATTACCCTCTGTTATTGTAGGATTGATTTCTTGCTCTGTGTTGGTGCTTTCATCAATCAAATATAGCGTAACACCATCAAGGTCGTTAACTGCGCTTGTAACGCATCCTGTGGCCTCTAAAGTGCCACCATCAAACAACACACGCTCGAAGTATAAGTCCAAGTCCTCTGATGAGTAAACGAACTCACGAGGGATGACCGTAATGGTTTGAGGTGAAGCTGATACTTGAAGGATATGCATCTTAAGTAAATAACCTTTTAATTCCGATTTGTTTGAAAATAGAAAAGGGGCTTACGCCCCCTTAACTGTTTTATCACTCTTACGAATTGCTAAAGCAAATATGTTAAATCTTAATCGGCTTAAAACGACTCAAGATACCTTTAAGCTTTGCAGCAGCATCAATTGCTTCTTTAATGGTCTGCTCGGCTTTATTAAGATTGAAAGGTTCGGGTATTTTAACACCCAAGTTTTTTTCTGCTTTGGAGATGTCTGCACGAATCGTTTGAATTTGCTTCAAGTAGATGTCCGAACCATTAAGGTATCGGAATGTAACGTCAGCTTCATTGATTGCATCATTGTATTTGCGCAGTTGGTCTTGAAATTGATTTCCTTCCGCCATTGCCACCATAATGGTTCGGCTTGCATCAGCAACCGTTTTCTCCATAATTGGAAGGCGTGACTTTAGGGCATCAGTATTTAATTCAACCTTGATAACTTCTGCTGAACGTATCTCCTCACCAATCTTGGCGATTTTAGAAAATATTTGCTTGCTCATTTTATTTGTAAATATAAGGGGGCTTGCGCCCCCCTAATTCATTTACGAGTTAGAACCCACTACAATCGTTTCAACTGCACCTGCAAGTCCTGCGAATGGATTGGCAGTAGTAGCACCTGCAATGAAGTTAGCAGGAAGTTGCTCCTGTCCCTCCATTGTCAAGGTATAGCCCGATAGGTCACCCATAGCGGCACCAGTTACAATTGTTCCACCTGTTACTTCGGCTCCGTAGTTCAGACCCATCATAAAGGCATTGCCGTTGTAGTCTTGCACCACAACATAAGGCCGACCATAGGCAAGCAGCTTCAATTCTTTGTTGTCCTCCTTTGTCAGTTTGGTCAACGTAAGATTCAAAGTCTGCGTGAAGAAGGTAGTACCATTCTCACGGCTTGAGTTAAAGGTCTGCTCAAAAGATGAGTTGCCTTTTACAAGATATTGGTAAGCAGAGAAAGTACCACTAATGTTGGTAATCTCATCGTTGGTGAGGGTAACGGTACCCAAGTCACCGAAGTCTACAAAGTACACGGCATAAATGCCACCTACTACGTCTTTACAGGGTACCGCCCTGCCTTTTGTTAAATCACAAGCCATTGTTTCTTTGTTTTATTAGAATTAAAAAAGAGGGCGAGGACATAGCCCAAGCCCCCTCTTGATTTACATTAACTCGGATTAAGAGTAAAGGACTACGTCAGCTCCGATTCCGTACTGAACTCCTGCGAAGAAGCGTAGGATTACTCGGATGTTGTCTGAACCGTCAAGGTCAGCCATATCAAGTACACGGACTTCGTTGCGCTCGTTCAAAAGACCTGTTCCAAAGAACATATTGCTTGCTTGAGCAGCGACCATCTTGTTAGAAGGAAGACCGTTACACATTACAACCTTGATGCCGTCAAAGAACAAGTCTCCGTTACCATACCAAGTAGTGCCTTTGTTGTCAACACCATTCGCTCCAAGACCTGAAGTTCCGAATCCACCAAGCGCACGGACATAAGCCTTTGCTACGTTTTGTGGGACAAAGATTTGAAGGTCTTCCTTGCCATAAAGGGCAGAAGGGATTGCATCTACGACTTTACCAAGCTCTGCGATTACGTTCGCAGCAGTCACGGTGGTAGCAGTTACGTCAATAACGTCAGAGTCAGCAGTCATCAAAGAAAGGAATCCAGAGAACTCACCTGCTGAAGCAGCAGCTCCGTTCCAAATGTTCTGCTCAATCTTCTGTGAAGTCTTTGCAGCAACGTGGGCGATAAGGAAGTCAGCGAAAGAAGCAGGGATGCTATCGTAAGCAGAGAAACCCATCTGACCACCAATCCAAGAATCGTAGTAGTCCTTCTTGCAAAGTTGCAAGTTTACTTGGAATGGCTCAACCTCAAGGATGCGGTCGGTCAAAGTCAAAGTAGAAGTTGCATCAAAATCACAAGTGGCATCTTTTACGATGTCGTTAGTGTTCACCTTCTGAAGGGTGGTGCGGTAGTTTACGTTTGGAAGAATCTCGATGAGACCTTTGTCCAAAGTGTTTGCGCTCAAAAGAGCAGCAGAGATGTACTTGGAGGCGAACTGCCCCGCATACGAAGTGGTTATCGATGTAGTCGTAGCCATTTGATTTTCTTTTTTTTATTTATTAACTGTTGATTCGTGCAAGGACTCGGTCAATCGCTCTTTCGGGGCGGTTGGCACTCATCTTTTGGACTTGCTTTGTTTCGGGGTTGTGCTTGATGGCTTTCGCAGCAGGTGCGGCAGATAGTTCTGCTTTAACCGCAGCCATCTCCTCCTTCTTGGCGTAACCGCCCATCTCCTCACGCATTCCTTTCATCTCCTCACGCATCATTGCAATCTCCTCGAGAACTTTCTCGATGACTGCAACAACCGCAGGGGCTTCTTCTACTTCCTCTGCAAGTTCGGTAGATGCTGCGGCCTCAACCTCAACTTCTACCTCTGCTTCAGCAGCGGCTTCTTTGATTTCAGCGATTACGCCTTCTTCGGTGATAACGAGTACACGACCATCTTCAAGGAGGTGTTCGCCAACTGGAGCAGCAACTCGGTCTTCGCCACTTACGACAAAGACTTCGTTGCCTGCTTCAAATGATTCTGCCTCAAGAACGGCTCCGTTCTCAAGTGTCATTTGCTCGAACTTTACCTCACGGATGGAGGATAACTCGGCAAGGATGCGGTTTAGGATATTGTTTGCTTTCATATCTAACTAATTAAAGGGGTTTTGATTATTTGTAACATTTTTAAGGATTGATAACTACCGTGCCTTGTCCGACAAGGGAGCCAACACCCTGCGCTTGGATAGAGCCATCGCAGCAGTTGGACTTGTAGGTATTGTCGGGGCATAAGCATCCACGCCTTCCACCTCGTGGTGACGCTACTGGGAGTTTTTGTGGTCTATACATTGTTAAGTTCTTTTAGTTTGGATTCTGCCCAACGCTTACCTGCAAGACCGCCCCATAGCAGGAACGATATTGTGCCGCAGGCTTGCGTGTCGTTCTCATCGTAGTATTCTTCGGCTCTTGATAGGTACGAGTACATCCGTGTGATGGTCTCTACACTCACAGGCTTGCCCTGTGCTAACTGCTGCGCCCTTACCTTACCGACAGGCGTTGCACACTTGTTGCCGTTCTTCTCGTTGAGTTCTATGCCTCGCTTGGCGTTGTTCTTCACCGCATCGGGGTAGTCAGAGAACGATTCCATCTCGGTGCGTGTTCCCGACTTCTTACGGCCATCTCTTTTTATGATAGCAACAATCTGTGCAAGCATCAACGCTGCTTCCTGCTCCTCAAGGTGCGCCATCTCTTGCTTGGCAAGGTTTAGCTTGTCCACGAAGTACCCCTCAATAGAGAAGCCTTTGACCTTTCCCGTCTTGACAAAGTTTGTCCAAATCTCTGGGTTGTTGACTTTCATAGATACCATCCAAGTACCTACTGGCAAATCAAAGCCGTACTTCTTGCTCTTGTCGTGTACCTCATCTTCGATAATCCAAGACTCCACAACCGTGAGGCCATTGATGCCTACCTCGTGTTCAAGCGTAGCGTTGTTCTGCTTGGACTTCTGAAAGAACATCTCGCTTGCTTTGCGGATGGTGGCTTCGCTGAAGTAAACGTAGAATTCCTCTTGGCCTTCGGCTCGGTAGATGGGCTTGTTGGGTACGAGTGCTGCTCCCATAAGGATGCGCTTCTCATCGCTCTGCGTAGCGAACTCAACCCTTTGTGAGTTGAGCGCAATGAAGTCCTCCTCAATAGCAGGGTATTCTACAAGGGAGATTGCATCAATGCCAGTTAGCAGCATTGATTCATCAAGTATAAGTTCAATTAGTTTCATCATCCGAATGTTGCGGTTCTTACTCTTTGGCGTTGTAGTTGTTGTGAGGTCGTTACATCCTGCCCTACGACATAAGCACGGATGGGCTGCTGAAACTGACCACCTATGCTTTGTGCAAGTTGATTAAGGTTGGACTGCCCTACGATGTTAAACTGCGCAGGGGTAGAGGGCTGCGAGAGCGTGTTTGTTATGGCAGGGCTGCTACCACCACCGCCTGATTCGGTGGGCACTTGCGTAGCGGTTATCTTTCGTGCGTTTGCAATACCTGTTGCAACAATTCCTGCGGCTCCTATGTAACCAAATACACCACCTTGTGCAAGAGCCTTTGTAGCTCCTGTATAAGTGTCAATGGCTACCTGCGCTAACGCTATACCTTTGCCCAGTAGCGTATTCTCACCCACGAGTTGTGCGATTCCGTTTAGTGCGCCTTTGATAGCATCTAACTTCGCCTGCTGCAAGTTCTTCTCCAAAGCCAAACGACCTGCTGCGTTCTCCGCTTCAAATAACTTTAGAGCATTCTCCGCCTCTGCACGAGCTGCGGTTCCTGCCTTTGTAGCCGCTACCTCTTGCTCAAGCAATGCCTTCTTGCGGTTGAAGACATTTTGCGCTATCTCTATTTCTTTCTCGGCTCTTGCTACCGCATCATCTATGAGTTCAAGTTGAGCGTTCTGCTGAATCTCAAATATCTCTTGGTCGGTCTCACCGATGCTCTTGGTGATGTCTGCCTGCTCACGAAGAAGGGAGTTTTGGTTTGCCAACGCCTCTGACTTCTGACCTTGCAGCCTCTCATCCAAATCAATCAACTCCAACTGCGCTTGCTTCAGCGCAACAAGATTCTCGTTGGAGTTTACAATTCCTAACTCTGCCTGCGCTGCCGCAACCTTTATATTTAACTGCACCCTCTCAAGCTCCGCTTGCTCCTCAAGAGATGCAAGTAGTTTGTCGTTTGCCGATTGGCGTTCTGCAAGTGAGACAAGCTCATCATCACGCAACTGCCGAAGCTGCTCTTGGGTGTTTTGGAACTGAAGCTGAATCTTCTGCCGTTCTACATCAGCAAGTGCCGCTTGCTTGCGTAACGCTACCAATCGCTCTGCATCGCTTACGGCCTTGTCTACATCCAACTCCTGCACCGCCTTTGTAACGCTCTTTGCAACTGCTACAACGGTCTTTGCTACCTCGCTTGCTGCTTCTGCAAGGTTATTGATGACCATCTTGCCACTTTCCAAAAGGTTCTCACCCGTCTTGGTCAACTCCTCACGAGTGAGGGCTATCTCCTTGTTTAGCTCTTTGATGCGTGTTGCATCCTTATCTCCAAAGAATGACTTCTCCCAAGCGAGCTGCGTTTCAAGCACCGCTAATTGGATGCCCTGTATGATGCCTACAAATACATTAAGCACTCCGCTAATCAATCCACCCAGTACCTTCTTCGTTGCATCAAAGCCTCCGTTGAGTTTGCTCTGCTCCTCTACTGCCCCAAAGATTGCTTCGGTTATCTGACTGAAGATAATGCTCAAGGTAGTCATCACCTTGTTGACCGCATCTACTACCTTTTGGTTGCTTTGAAAAGCCTCCGATAGTTTGTCTACTACGCCAACAAGAAGCCCAAGCCCAAGACCGCCTTTTAGTAGGCTTCCTAATCCGCTTGCTGCTTTTTTTGCAAGCTCAAAGGGTGCGGTAACGACTTTCTTTAGGCCGTCAAATGCCTTGTTGATGATGCCGCCCGTCTTCTTGGCTTCCTTGCCTACGTCAGCAGCTTCCTTCTGTACGCCACCGAGATTCTTCTCAAGCTCCTCAATCTTTTTATTGAGCGCATCAATCTGCTTCTGAAAGCCAGAAGTATCTCCTTCAATACGAATTTCTTCTACTACTGCCATTATCTACGTTTTAGAAACTCCTTCCAAGTTCGTGGTATTGCGTTCTTGCCCTTTGCTATATCAATAGTTTCGGAGACGTTGCGATAGTCACTTGCTTGCAGCAGTTCTATCAAATAACTTAAATAGGTGGGCTTCATACTACGTTAAGGAGTTCAAATGATGCTTTGCCTGTGGTCATATTAAGGTTCACGTTGTTCACGAGGTACTTCGTGCCGTTCCAGATGATTGCATTCTGAAGGTTCAGCGTGATAATCTTACCGATGGGTAGCACCGCTTCTACATTGTACAACCTGCGTTGCTGGGAGTAGAGGTCGGTAATGTAATCCACCCACTCGGTATTGTAAAGACTGCGGTTGACCGATTGCAGGTGGTATGGGTCTATGTCTGCACCAAAGCAAATAGAATGCGATGCTCCTGCACTTGTTGGGCTATTTGAGACATTGGCATACCAAGCAGTAGTTACTTCTCTGTGAGTTCCGTCTGCATTTACAAATGTTAATTTATTTGCAGTTAAATCGTAATCTCCAAAAACTCCATAAAACAATACAGGCGCACCCAAGTATGGGTTGAATGTACCATCTTCGTTTGCCTCACTTGTGATGCTCTTGTAAACGAGTACGTTCGTTAGACTCGTAGGTGGGTGTTGGTCGGTCAGCCTCTCAAACAAAGGGCATTCAAACGGCACTTCAATAAGAAACTCATCGCCATCAAAACTAAAGGTGTTATTCAAATCCCCAAAGCCTACGTTGTTTGTCTGTTGGTATTGGAATCCGAGTATCTGCTGCGTGGCTTGGTACTTAAATTCAATCTCCCTGTATAGGGGTGGGCGGTTCACTACATACTCCGTTATGTCCAAATACTCTTGGTAGTCTTTGTTGGTTCCTGCTGCGTACCAATCATCCAATGGCTGAAGTAAGAAGCTTGTGGATGTAGTAGGCACAATCACCATATTATACATCTTGAGAATGCCTGCTAAAAAGTCCTTTACCTTAATCTCGGGCATTATGTCTTGCACCACCACTTGAAAGGAATAGCTTGCTGATAAGGTTTGGTCTACCGAGAAACTAACAGAAGCCGTATCACTATCAATACCCGAATAGTCCGTGCATTGGTATGTCATTGCCGTAGGGTTCTGCGGTCTAATAAACAACTGCACCGTATCGCCTGCGGCAAACGACAAAGCAGCCATTGTTGTAGTTACGGAAGATGCAGCGTGGGCAGGAACTAATACAGAAAAGTCAAACACTCCATTGCGAAAAACCGCAAGCTCGTAGTTCTCGCTGACGTTTGCCATTGTAATCTGCAAATCATATTGTTTGCTATCTACAACAGTCCAAGTATCGGTTGTGAGACTAAACTGCGAACCGCTGCCCGTATTGCGATTCATATTTATTAATTGATAAGCAATGTCATTGCCTCCTGCAAATAGATACCCTTCAAACCTGTGCAGCCAAAGGGATAGGTCTTGGAATGGATTACCAACCAAGAAACTGCCCGTGAACGTAATTCCGTATTTTGCTTGAATCTGCTCAAGAATAGCATATACCTTCAGCGCAGGCTTTAACTCATAGTATCGGATGCCACGCCTTCCAACGCCTCCCGATTTGTGAGCAATGTTGTTCTCATTGTCAGCACCTGCGTTACTTGCGCTTTGATAAAACCAATTCTTTACAGGGCTGCATAGCGGATAAAACAACGGATTGTAGGTGTCTTCAGTAAGCCTATCAAATACTGCATCATCGGTGTACTCGTGGTCGTAGTCGCTGAAGTCAAGGTCGTACAAATAGTCCTCGCCAAACAAGTCAGTAAGCGTTACCACATCGCCATAGAACGTCAGCGTGTACGCATACGGCTCTGTGCCTTTCAACTGCACATTCTCCATCTCTACGACACCAGTACGGAATGGCAAGGAGTTTATCTCAATTCTTGCTGCTACCCTAAACCTGCCATCAAACCCACCCGTTATATCGGTTCGGTAGTAATGGCTGAAGATAGCATTGTTTGTTGTACTCGCAGGAACGGTGAACCCCTGCGTGAAGTCCGTGAACACCTTGCTGATGTCCTGCACGTTCTGCACCGATAGGTTGATGCTTATCTCCTCATCTTGAAATATATCAAGACGTTGATTGTTGATGTAAATATCAACCTTGTTCATCGTACAAGCATCCTTTGGTCAAAGGCATAGGTGAAGCTCATCGTGTAGTTGATGGTCTTGTCGTTGATGGACTTCTGGTAGTCCACGCTGCCACGATTGGGGACTACTGCTATCCATTGCCCATCTTCGTAGATAGCGACCTTCTCGCTCATCAGAATCTCCTCTACCACCTCGCCATAGGATTCATCTACAAAGCCTGTGTTTAGCGTTAGCGTATTGCGAGAATTGATGTTAAAGGACTGGTACTTGCCTGTTGCGTAGTTGACATCGGTATAGCCATCAGCATAGATGCTCTTTTGATATTGGTCTTGCGTAAAGCTACCCTGCTCCGTTGACTTCTTAAAGAACGTGATGTAGTCGCTCATCCCAAACTTGTTTACGAACTGAATTTGATACGGCTCGTACTTGGGTTCGCATATAACTTCAAAGTCTACTGCGGTCTTGTCATCAACCTCACCCAATGCCTCAAGTGCTTCGCATAGGCAGTCAAGTCCCTCTACTACGCCTCCATCAGTAATCACCCTGTCATTGTATGCAATGCCTTCGCTATTGACAAGCAGGTTGATTGTGTAATTGTCTGTTGGTGTGATTCCTAAAAATGCCGCTACGTTAGAAACTCCAGAGGGGATGTAGATAACCATCTGCGTAGAGGTGAGCGTAGTGTTTGCCCATCCCAATTCATCCTTCAAAGAGAACCAGTATTCTGCTCCGTTGATTTCAATACTAAAGCCATTGACTCCGCTTGTAGTGTTGTAAGATACTGGCAGCGATTGGTAGTTGCCTGCAAGCACCTGCATTGGGCGGTTGGTGAATAGGTTGGGCTGCGTTACTCCGCTATTCTGCTGCTCACCCAACGACTTGTACCCCTCTAAAACAAAGAAGTAATTTGTTCCTGCGCTTGCACTTTCGGGTGCGCTGCCGTTGTTAGAGTATGAGAAGCTGCCTGTCCTGCGTACCCATAACGCCTCACCCGTTTCTGATGCGCTGGGTGCGGTGATAAAAGCTTTACCAAATGGGTGCAAGAAACGCTCACGCACCAAGTCCGCAATCTCGTAGTTTATGACATTGTTTATTGCATACGACTTTGATAGGTTGTAGGTCGTTTGTCCTGTTACGGGAGTTTGCGCTCCTGTGTAGATTGATATTGCAACATCAAAAGAATATAGCGCATCGTTGGGCAGGGTGTTATTCTTGCCCGTGACAAATAAAGGGCTACGAGCTTGCGCTATGCTTGCAGGTAGTACTGATACTGGTGTACTCATAGTTTTATATTTAAGTCCTTACGGGTAAATGCTTGCAGGTCATCTTTGCCTAATTGGAACGACTGAATAAGCTCTGGCGGTAGCTTGGCAAACCCAAGCCTAAAGGGAGTGCTAAAGAACTTCGTTGCAGGTATGCCCTGCCGATATACGGACTCACGCACCGCAAAAGGATTTAGCCCCTTGCTCTCTGCCCACCGCTTGAAGTGCTTTGCTGATGGCTTCTTGCCCTCCTTGTAACTGTATGGGCTATCGGGTGCTTTCTGCTTCCATATCTTGCCCTTGTTGTTTCGCTTGTTGAATGGGCTTGTGGACTTTCTCGTGCCTCCTGCGCCCTTTACTCCCTTGTCTTGGAAGTCACCATAGTCCTCCATCTCAATGCCCAAAGTAAACGAGTTCTCGCCTACAAATAGTTTATACTGCAAAGAATTGTAAAGGGTCTTGTCAAAGTTGTGCTTCCCTTTGGTGAGGTTAGTTTTCGCCTGCTGAATTACAAACTTTGCAAACTTGGTAAGCACCGCTTCCAACAATTCCTTCCGTGCCATTTTAGCAGATGCTGATCTCGGTGTTAGCAAGCAGCACATCAAAGGTTGCAGTCCACCCTGCAAGCAGGTTCTCAAACCTCTCGCTAAAGGGAACGCAAGAAGCAGTACCATCCAACTGGTAAAGGTCGGTGTACAACGTACCCCTGCGCAGTTCTGTCACCACATCGTTGATTACTGCGAGCTGCGTGTTCAAGATGTTCTGCTCGTTGCTCGTGCCGTAGAACGGCTCTGCCTGCAAGCGAGGATTCTCTTTGGTCTCATCCACCAAGTCCATACAAACAATGCTCACGTTCATACGGACTATCTGTCCCTCGAATGTTGCTTGGTTGATTATGATGTGCGACAAAGGAAAGATGGTCTGCTTGTTTAGGTCGATGTCAAAGATATCGCCTGTCGTTACCACGTTGACTTGGCTATTGGCCTCAAGGGTATCTTTTAGCTTGGTGGTGATGTCGTAGAACTGTCTCATTTTTTAATCTTATCTAATTGTTTGCGTTCAACGTCTATGCGCTCTTTTTCAAAAACGAGAAAGGTAAGGGCTTCGTGAACGCCAAGCCTTCCGACTCGTTCAAATCTTGTAACATCTCCTTGAGCAAGCTGATGGAAGGAAGAATACCATCCCCACTTTCTACCGAATTGGGACTCTGCGGAGTATTCGTTTTCTCCTTCTCCAAAGAGGTCAGGGTAGCGAGAAGTAACTCGTTTCCTAAACGCCAAAAAAAAACCGATGCTCCCATCACAACATCCATTGGCGCATCCTTCATTGATGCGGAGTATTTGGATGCTGATTCGTATGGCTCAATAGCGTACCGCTTGCCTATGCGCTCGGTGATGGGTCGGTAGAGGACTGCCATCGTTTTGTGCAGCTCTTGTATGTCACCCATATAATTATCCAAGTCCACATACTCACCGAAGGTTATGTCCTCAAGGTTAGGGATGAACCCGTAGGTTTCACCGCCCATCGTGAACTCTGTCTTTAGGTTTGGCTTCTCGCTGAACATCGTATTGATGTGGCGCATCACATTGGCTACGCTTGCGAACTTTACATTGGGCAACTCTGCCAGAGGCACTCCGCAGAATATCTCAAGCATCTTGTGGGTCAAGAACTCCTCATCGCCCTCAAGCCTCGCAAAGCGTTGGTATTGGTCAAGCGTGATCTCCGACAGGGAGGTGGGTACAATTACCTTTAGTTCCATTATTAAAATAACCTTTTAGTTTTAGCGTATGGCATACCTCCCAAAGTTAGGGCGGCTCAACTTGTTATACGTTGCATAGCGCAGCGCATCTATGGCGTGGTTGAATGCGTCTATGGGTTTGTTGAGCAGGTTGCCGTTCTTATCTTCTACCCATTTGTAGTTCTGAAGTTCCTTGATTAGGTTGCTGCTTCGTGGGGTTACAAATAGCTTGTGCCGCTTCAGTACGTCAATACCCACTATGACGCTATCTGCGCCCTTCTGCGTGGGTTTCACGTTCCATCCCATACGATGCAGCTCCTCAATAGATTTGGGTTCAGCAGAGTCAGCATATATCTCTGCCCTTCGGTCAAGGCCAAGTGAGGAAAGTACGTTGCTGATGTCGGGGTTTGTCATACCCGTGCGGTATATCAGCTCATCCACATAAAGATTGTCACCCGACTTATAGACCGCCACAAGTGCGGTTGGGTCATTGGTGTACCCAAAGTCCATCCCGTGACATAGGAGTGTGGCTTCCGTTGGTATCTCTGCCTGCCCGTATTGGAAGATGGTGGCTCGGCTCATACCACGTTCTCCTAATCCATAGATTCTCCAATAGTCATTGTCCGTATGTTGCAGCCTCTCTATCTCCTCAACGATTGAGGCATCCAAGAACGGGTTATCAAGGTAGGTTGACTGGATGTATGTAACGTCATCACGGGTCAGCAACTTATCGTAAATCCAATGGAACGCATCAGAGGGGTTGTAGTCAACCCATATCTTACCTGTGGTACGAATCAAGAGCTGAAAGAAATCCTCCCAAGTCAGTTCGTTGGCTTCGTTGCAGAATAGGTAGTCACGTCTTGCTCCACGTTTCTTCTGCGGTTGGTCAAGGCTGATGAACTCAAAGAGGTTGCCATTCAACTCGTAGGTGTAGTCGCTCTTGTTATGCCGTGCCTCATCATAGAGACCGTTGGCATTTAGTATTTCAAAGAAGTCACGATAGGCCGTCATCTTCAGAGATGGCAGCGACTTGCGGACAATGGAGTACACCTTGCCTCTATCCTCCATCGCCATCACGATGAGCATCTGCAAAAGCGAGTAGGTTTTACCAGAACGGCTACCGCCTTGATTGACTACTATCCGAGTTGGTGCGGTGTAGTTCTTCTCAAAGAGTTCGCTACTCTTTAGGTTTAGTTCGGACAATCTCTACCTTGATTTTCGTTAGCTCATCCGACACTTCGTGTGAGTTCTCCACCCTTGCGAGTTTGGGAGTTGTGTACTCTGCCATCTTGTTCAAGAGGTCAAGTGCGCCCTTTGGGTCATCAGCAGCAACTTGGGTGAGCCATAGGGTCATATTCTCAAGGTTGGCTTCGATAAGGGTTTGGAATGCCTCTCGTATTTTATTGGTGGTCTTGTTTGGTGTTCCGCTTGGCCTTCCTGTGTTGCCTGCTATGAACCTGCCTTTGTCATCTTTCATATCCGTTCAATTCCGTTATTTTCGGTTGTATCTAAATAACCCTTTTTGCGAGGTGGTGATCGTGTGTTGCTTTAAGTCGCTCCTTGCATTCTTTAATATCTCCGTATGCAACGTGGCAAGGTCGGCATAGTGCCATCAGGTTTTCTATGGTATCAGCAATTTTGCTTCCACCCATCCCACGAGATTCTATGTGGTGAATGTCTTGCGCTTGGCCTTGACATACCTCACAGGGGATGAAGTCAGTTGTGGAGTAGCCCATCCCCTTTAGATAGACCTTTGTGTGGTTCTTCATAGTCCGCAGTATCCCGTATCGCATTCGTTAAAATCATCATCAAACAATTCAAACTGCGAGTTCCAATTCTTGATGTCATCGTAGGTCATCTCTGAACGCCAATGTGCATTGTTGATGCTCTCTCGTTCTCGCTTGGCAAACCATTCTAACTTATTGGGATGCTTGTCAAACATCTTGCGAAGTAGCAAAGGGCTTTTATGAAAGCACCCTACGCAGTTGTTCATCCAAGCAAAACGTACAGGCTTGCCAAGCCAATACTTTTCTATGTGGTCTTTGTAGATGTTGTCATCTATCAATGGGAAGTGAGGCTTCTGATATGGAACATCTACCCATTTGTTTCTGCCGTCTTTGTGTTTCTCGAATGTTGCTTTGAATGTAGTAAGGCCATCTTGGTTCACTCGCTCCATCATATTCTTTGCCCTACTGGTTTCGTTAGCACGAAAGCCTATGCGAGTTTCAACAGGCTCACCAATGTTCTCTGCCATCCAATAGAAAATAGGTTCAATCTTCATTTGTATGGTGCAGAATCGTTGCACCTTGTTTGGCAAGTAAACCTTCTCCTTTCGTTGTGTGATTTGGTCAAAGGTCTTCCCCGTCACCCAAGTGATAGGTCTGCCGATGTGCTGCTCAAGGTCAAGCATAGTGTAGATAATCATATCATCTTCTGCCGTTCCGATGAATGGAGCTTGGATTCTGTCTTCTACCTCTTTGCGTATTTTGGCATCGGGGAATAAACAGTTCTTGTCCTCAATTCTTACAAGAGAGAAGATGTCATAATCCGCAGGATAGTTTGCTGCGATGTACGAGGAGGTCTTGCCTCCCGACAATGAGTTTAGCGTTTTCACCTTTGGTAAATCCAACAGTCATCAATGAACGTAGCACGAGGCAGGAGTTCATCAACGGCTTGGATTACTCCCTTCCAATGTTCGTGGTAGTCATCTCCTGCGATGAAGCCTCCCTTCTTTACTTTGGGTAGCCATAGCTTGATGTCTTCCTTTACCGCCTTATAGGAATGGTCAAGGTCTATGAATACCACGTCAAGGGATTCGTTCAGAAACATTTTTGCAGCTACTTTGGATGTTCCTTTGATTACATTGTAATTACGGGTTCCCATATTCTCCAAGAACAGCTCGTAGATGTCGTTGGTCTTGGCGAGCTTGTAGTAGGAGTCTATGTACTCTGCCGTTCCTTTGAAGGAATCTATGATTGTGATGTTTTGGTGTGTTGCTTTGTCGCATAGGTAGGCTGATGACTTACCGAGCCACGCACCCAGTTCTACGAATGTGCCGTCTTCGGGCATATTGGCAAGGAGGTAGTCGTATGCTGCTTGGTGGTTGAACCACCCGTCTATTTGTTTGCTCGTTTTCATTTTAGGGCGTTGTAATAACAAAGGTACTGCTCTACGCAGATAAGTGTGCCTTGCTCGGATGCTGCTTGTGCAAAGGTGCCATCTGCCTCATAGGTCATCTCAAAGCGTAGGTTGGGCAGGTCGTATGGCTTGAACATATAGCAGGCGGTATCTATGTTGCCGACTCTTGGTTGGTCGGTAGGGCGGAGCCTACCTACTTGCCCCCACGTTACGATAGAGCAATCAAGGGAATGCAAGTTGCTCCACTCCTCAAGGAACTTTGGGTGCAAGATGTTGTCATCATCCAAGAAGTACACCCAATCTTCTTTGGTAAAAGAATCAGCATACAATTCAAGGAACTCATTGCGGAGGGGGTGGCCTGCGTTACCTGTGCGTGTGGAGTAGTGGGTGACTGATGCGCTTGTTGCTCCTTTGTAGTTGGTAGAGGCATCCATCATCACAACCCACGTTGCGTACGCAGGGATGTGTTGTTTTAGCCTTACAAGGTTGTGAGGGCGTGAGCAGGGCGTGACTATGTAAAGCATCGTAGTTCGTTTATTTTGTCCATCGTGAAGTCTTGCACAAACTCGTATAACGATTCCGTTAGGTCAGCCACTTGGTTAGGGTTTTCTTTTAGCCTCTTGATTGCTCCTGCCCATTCGCTTGGGTGCTTGATGGCAATGCAATTATTCTTTGTGATATAAGGTGAATAGGGTTGCGTGTTGCTCACTATCATAGCACACTTGCTGAACCCTGCCTCAAGCATCTTTAGGTGCGACTTGCACTTGGCAAACTCGGATGTCGTAAGCGGCACGAGGCTCACATCAAAGAACTCGTAGAGCTTGTGGTAGTGTGTTGGTGGCATAGTGGGCAGCCTATGGCTTGCCTTCATAATGTCTGGGTAACCATCTACCTCTGCCACATACCCTTGATAGCCCTCAAGGTTGATTGTGGATTCCTTTACGTCTGCTGCGTGGTGGTTGCCTCCGATATACCCGAAGCGTACTTCTTCGCTTGGCTTTCTCTCTACCTGCCACGTTGCTACGCTGATTGCATTGGGGATGATTCGGATGTTGGTATTGTACTTCTTGACCTTTGAGGCAAGGTGCTTGTTTGTCACCCATACCTCATCTGCTGCTTTCATAGAGCGCACGATGCGAGTTCTCATCCGCTCAACGTACAATCCCTGCAAAGGATGCGTAGGAGGCAGAACCCACCAATCATCGTTATCAACGATTAGCTTGATGCCCTCCTTACGGCAGAGCTTTACAAAGTCATCAAACGGCTCAACAGGAAATGCACGGCTTGCAAAGATGTGAGTCACTTTAGGCCACATCTCGGGGTCTATGTCCGTTATCTTCTCAATAAAAAAGACATCGGCATCCTTGTGGCATATCAAGGGGGCAAATGTCCTGTGGTGTGATACACCCGAGTTCTGCTTGTGGAAGGCAAGCACAAAGGGTCTAATCATACGCTCGCCTCTTGGTCTTTGAACCATTGCGCCATCGCTTTGCGGTCTAAATACTTTACCCACATCCGAGCAGCTACTGCTCTGCGTTGGGGCTTGAAGGGGTATGTGCTACGGAGCTGCGCCATAGCAATCCTCATAAATTGATCTTGCATTTTACACTTTGTTTATTTTTTATTTTACACTTTGAGGTGTTGCAAAAAATGCAACGATTGGTTTTATGTTAAAGTTTGGTGTTCCAATAGTATTCGCATTGGCCGTGCTTGACAGGTATGCCAACAAAGAACGATTGGTACATATCCGTAGGGGCGGTAAAGCGGTAGCAGGTTTCTTTTAGAGGGCAACCTTCGCCTGTGCATTTGGTGATGTCGGTCATAACGTGCCTACAACTGTGTACGAGTCCAAGTCCTCACCCAAGATGAAAAACTGCTTGTACATTTCAATAGCCTCAAGGGTCTTGCGTTCTCCCTCTGCCACGAACTCGGGACTCACGGAGTAGATGCCTATGTCAAGGCTTGCCTTGTCAATAGCGACAAAGAAGAACTTATCAATCGGTACTCCGAACAATCGGGTGTAGATGAACGCCTGCACATCGTAGCCGTACTTTTTTGCAGAATAAGGGAATGCTCGTAGGTCGGTTGTTGTTTTCAAGTCAGCCAAGAATCCATCAGCATAGATGTCAGCCTTCGCCCTAAAGGGCAGGCCGCCAATCATACCAATCTTTGGTACTTCAAACTCGCAGCCAGTTAGCAGGCCAAGCACGTTCTCGTTGCGCAGGAGCGCATCAGAGATACGTTGCGCTTCGTTGTACTCCTTACGGGTGCATAGGTTACGCTTGCCCTTTGCATCTTGCCACGCCTTTGCGTTCTTGCTCTGTACTTCTATCACCTCGTAGTCCGCTACTCTGTGCGGCTCAAGAGCCATCAGGTGAACGAGTCTGCCTACTGCAAACGCATCAGACTCCTCGCTGCCGTACTTCGTAACGTAATGGTACGTCTTTGGTGAAGTAAGCAGCAGCTTACAGGCAGAGGAGGACAGGGCGTTCTTGCCGAGTACTCCGTAGTAAAATTGGTCATCGTGCATCTTCTCAAGGATTGTCTCCATATCCCAAGTGCTGCCGTCTAAAAGTTCTATTATTTTCATAAGATTGGTTTTTGTTAATTAAATAAAGGTATGCATTTTTTAGCGACTGCCGCAACTACGTCAACGGTTACTGCGTTACCGCATTGCTTGTAGCGTTGGGAGTTGCTCATAGGTTTTACTTCTCCATCATAATTGCCATAAGCCGTATGCTGATCTTGGAAGCCCTGTAAGCGTTCACATTCAATAGGTGTTAGCCTACGGATTCGGTAGCCATCAAATAGGCTGATGCCGTTGTGTTCGGGTTGCGTTAGTGTGGGTGATTCATCACGCAGGGTTTTGTTGTACAAGTCCATTGCCTTAACCTCTCCCTCCTTAAAGTCATTCCGTCTGATGGTTTCGTTGACTTTCTCGTAGGTATAATTTGGTTGAATTACTGCTTGATTGCAACTCGTTTCAAGTGTTTGAGCTTTTTGTTTTCCTACACGACCTCTGCGAGTTTCGCTTTGGGTGCGAGAAGTGTAAATGGTATCACCGCTTGTTGCTTCTTCATACCCTAAACTTGTAGCTGATTTTACTCTTAGAATAAGATCACTCTTTCCTTGATTAAGAGCAGGAACAATACCATCAGCATCGGACACTCGGTCTTGCTGGTAGGGTTGAGTGCCACCATTAGAATCAAGTTTAGTTCCGATTTGTTTTACTTGTGAAGCGAGTTCACGTTCACCGATAGACGTTCCGTTTGCACAGGCGGTATATCGTTGGAGAATGGTATTGGCTGATAGGTGTTGTCCCTGTAACTCATCAGCCTCTCGGTTGTTTGTTGCGATAGGAAATACTCCTCCCCAATCTCCTCCTGTGGTTGTAGAATATCCGACAAGGTATATCCGCTCTCTATTTTGGGGTAGAAACCAACTTGTATTAAGCAGTTGCCATTCAAGTCTATAGCCCCCAATGTCGGTAAAGGCTTGGATAATCGCCCAAAAGTCTGCGCCATCATTTGAGGAGAATGTCCCTTTAACATTTTCCCAGACAAATACACTTGGTCGGCATTCGCTAATAAGACGGATTGCTTCGAGGACAAGAGAACTTCTTTGTCCTTCCATCCCCTTTCGGTTTCCTGCCAATGAGAAATCTTGGCAAGGACTTCCAAAAGTGATGAGGTTGATTCTTGGAAGGTCTGCTCCTCGAACATTGGTAACTGAACCGACATAGGTTGAGGTTGGGAATTGATGTTTGTAAACTGCGATTGCGTGTTTGTCTATCTCCGAGAAGTAGGATGTTATTTCATATCCTGCTTTCTCAAAACCTAAATGGAATCCACCTATCCCACTAAACAAATCAAGGTGGTTAATCTTCATTTTTGGAATGTTGCTTCGTACCATTCTTCAAAGGGAACACGAATTAACGCATCGTGGTAGGCCATACGCAAGGTAACCTTCTCAATGGTTTCAATGTCTTTGAGGATTGATTCGGAGATGTCTACCGACTTCAGTTCTCGGAGTAGTTGGGATATAGTTTGATATTTCATTTGATTGGTTTTAATTATTCTTCTGACGCTACTTGAGTTGCCCAATTCATCCACTTGGTATAGATGTCATCGGCAAGGTTTGGTATATCCCTGTAAATGGATGTGGTAGGGTATGCGGTGGTATTGGTATAGCCATCCTCGTTGTATGACTCCTCTATGTATGTGATTTGCATCTCGTACTCGTAGAAGTCAGCAACGTGGGCAAAGCCAAGCCACTTGGCAAGAATCTCATCGGAGTTCTTGTCATCGGGGTTGTAGTCCTCAAGGGCATCCCAATAAGACTGCGGTAGTAGGTCGGCATCTTCAAGCCAAAACTTTAGGTCGTTGTATGTGAATATCATCTTACAGGCTTATTAGAAATTCAACAAGGGCAAGACTGCCAATAAGGGTAAAGATAATCGCTAATGAAGCAACTGTCTTTGCAATAAGAACTTTGAATTGGTACATCTGATTGGTTTTATGGTTAAGACCTACCGAAGTAGGTTTCGGCTAATATAAGCCTCATCGGTTAACCTTTAATTATATGCCTGTATGATAATTTTCGCACAAACCAATCTCTCTTTGGATTGCGGCAGGGCTTTGTTGTGAGGGATTGTAATCGTTGTATTGCTCAAGGGTATCAAACTTGTAAACGTCAATGCCAAATCCGTCTTTACGCTCCCAAATCTCATACACACCTACGCAGATATCCCCATCGTGTTTAGACCATTGATAGCAAGCAACCATTTGTTTTGGCTGCATACTTGTTAGGCCGTCATTCCAAGTTGTTAAATCTCTCTTAAATGGCAACACTTTTAATTCCCTACCTGCGCCTTCTGCCCATAGTTGAAGAAATCTCTCAACTCTGATGCTCATTCCGTGAAAATCTACGGAGTTCTTAATTTTAGTTCTCATCTGATTGGTATTAAATGTTCTCCAAATATAATACAACTTTTCGGATTATCAACACTCCAATAAAAAATAAATAAAAAAAAGAGGACTACTTGCCCTCTCTATATTGTGTGTAGCAAACTGCTACTGCTTGATCTTTATTTGGATACTCGCTTCCGATAGCCTCCAAGCAGCGTTGGATGTATTCGGATTGCTTCTCTCCGCTTTTAACTTTAGGTATTGGCATATATCTTTTTTGCTTTTGTTAGATTTAAGAAACCAACAACCTTATCTACCTTTTCTTTTCTTGCGAAGTCGGTTGTTGCGGGCATTTTTTTGGTCTGCCAATCTATTTCAACCGCAGACAAATTAAAAACATAGATGCCAACTGGGGTGGAGTTGATGTAGATTGGCGTTGTGCCAAACTTTGTAGCACGACTTATTAAATTATCATACTTCATCTTCTCAATAAGCAAATCATCGTAGTGCGTTCTTCGGCATTTTAACTCTATGTCATATTGATACTTTGCAGAATAACAATCCCAATGCGACATAGGCTCATCGCTCATCTCTAAATCTGGTATGTGATTTTTTTGGAGATAATCAAACAACTCCTGCTCGCTCATTAGTAAGCGTTGTATAATGTCTCAAGCTCCTGCAACCTACCACGAAGGCAAGAGCCGCAGCTTGTTGGCTTTACGGAGTCTTTGAACACTCGGTTGTAGATTCTATTCACCTCCGTCTGCTCAATGGCGGTCACGGTGTTCCTGCCTCGCATCTTGCCAACAAACTCGTATTCTTCTTTGGTCAAGCATTCAGGCTTTCTGTACCTAAATAGCTTGTTCAGTTTCTCCTTACGGGCATCGCATCCGCAGTCAACACCAGTTGCTTCGCTGAACCAATCCACCGCAGCCTTGATGCCTGTGGCAGTTGTGATTTGCTCAATGGTATCACCCAAGCCGCTTGGCTTCTTTGTACGCTTGGTAGGTGTCTTGGCAGTCTTCTTGGATTCGCTCTCTTGCATTTTTTAGTGTGTTGAAAATTGATCTTGCTGAAATCTTGGTCTCATCCGCTAACGTGCGAATAGACATATCGGTGTTGTGGTACAAGGCAAATATCTTTTTGTCGTACCAATGCCAGTCAGTTTGGGTTGACCACACCCTGTCGTAGAGTTGTATGAGTTGCACCTCTGCATCTTCGTTGGCCTCCTCGTAGATAAACTCCTCAAGGATGTCCACATCTACAAATTCAAATCTTGCTCTCTGGCGCATCAAGGTGGCGTACATATTGCGGAGCGTAACGTACACGAAGAAGGTGTTGACCTCCGTTTCGTTGTACATTATCTTCTCGGCATCATCAACGTATTTGTACAATCTGACGTACATCTCCTGCACAAGCTCTTGGGCAAGGTCATCACTCGCTCCGAAACTCTTGCACATCCGAATCCAATCGGTCTGCCGCTTTGCTAATACTGCGAGGAGTCCCAAGTGATTTCTACAATTACAACAAACAGAGCAAATTGAACGGTGTGCATCACAATATCCTCTTCAAGGTAATCGGTCTTTGACCAGTTAGCCCCAACTACAAGCCCATAGATGGGGTAAAGTCCTACGTTAAAATTCATCAAATGTGCGTTTAAGAGTTAGATACAATTCCTTGTATTTAGATAACTCCGCAACGACTTCATTGAGTTTATTTAGTTCCAATTCTAATGATTGAAAGTCGGGCTTATCAATGCAGGCCATCGGGTTCTCCTCAAGAACGCAGCAGGCTACCTTGTAGTAGTGCTGATAGTCCCCGTAGATTAGTCGGTCTTTGTGCATCCTTACGGCATAGGCTACGCTTGAATGGTCTTTCTCAATGGCCTCACCCAGTTCGTGCAGGGTTGCGTGGTTGCGGAATGCTGATACGAATGCTGCTCTTGCAGTAGATTCTTTATGCGCACGGCTTCCATTGTCTTGGAATCCCAGACGGGCGAAGTATTGCTCTTTAGATACTTTTAGTTGACGTAGTTCAAATGGTCTCATTAGCATTTGCAGCGTTTCGCTCTGCCCTCGTTGTAATTGGTTATTATTTTAGTCATCGGCATAGTGTAGTGCTTGTGGTCTGAAAGTCTCTTAAACTTCATCTCACTCGCCCATTCCACTAAATTGTCATCTTTGTCTTGGATTATGGTGTAGTCCAACACGAGGTAGTCCGTTCCATCTACTGCAAAGCATTCGTACTTCTGAAAGGGGGAGAATATCTGCCTCATAGATTGTCTTCTATTATCCCTTGCAATCGTTGTATCTCGTAGTGCATCTGCTCGCTATCAACTCGCAGCTTGGCGTTGGCAAGGTACATCTCGTTCATCTTGCCTTCGGTGAACTGGCGGTAGTCAATAAACTGCTGAAGGAGTAGGTCTGCGTAATGGCAGCTCATAACGTGGTGCAGGATGTCATCTTGTACCTCTCTGCCTTTTGCTTTGTCTGCTGCTTGCTGCGCCAACCACATCGCAGTACCTGCAAGCATCAACTGCTTCTCCCTTATGTAAAGGTCGTGGGAGTCATCAGAAGGGTACATCGCTCGCAGGGGTTTCATCTAATTTTATTGGCAGCAAGTTACGCCCGTTTATCACAAAGCCAACATTACCTAACACGCTCTGCAAAACAAGCGGAGTTTCAAGGGGCGTGATGCGACCGCCCGATTCCATCTCCTTGACCTTGCGAACGTGAATGTGCGTGTAAATCCAATCGGTTTCGTGAGCAGCGAATCGGTGAATCACAATTACACAGTCCGACCTGTTGCCCCACTTACCGCCACCTTCAATGTCTGATGTGTTGGGAGGCATCGCCATCCCTTCGTACTTGTGGCCTTTGTAGAATGTCTTACGCATTGCTTCGGTTACAGGGTGAGCGTTTACGATTGTCGTGACGTTGTTAGTGTGAGCAAACACCCGAAGCGCAGATGCTACCTCGTAGTGGTATTCGTGCATCCCTGTCTTGCCTAATTTCTTTTGGTCTGTTGATAGGGAGTTGTAGGGGTCAATCAAAGCACCTGTGTAGTTCCACTCGTTCTTGATGGAGTTCATAACCTCAAGAAGTTCAAAGGCGGTGAATAGCCGATTGCCGTCAATAAATTGAAAGTACTCGTTTATGAAGTCCAACTTGCGGAACATCATCCCCTCATCAATCCCTTGAATGGGTTTGCAAACAAGGAACTCAATGAGCTTTCGCTTTAGACTTGGCACTTCGTTCTCTGCGGAGTAGATGAGCCACTTCTTGCCGAAGTTATACGACTGAAGCAGCATCAGATAAAGCAGCGTGTGGGTCTTGCCCACGTTAGCGTGGCCTACGACTACGCAGAACTCACCATCTTTAAGCCGAAGGTATTGGTCTATCTCATAGACACCAAGCTTGCCAGTATCGTAGTACTTGCCCTTGAGGGCGCGTTGGAGGTATGGTAACGAAGATTCGTTAGATAGTAAGTCGGGGTGTATCATTGATTCTGATTGGTGAGCAAATATAACAAAATAATTGACATAAAAAAACCCCTCCGTAGAGGGGCTTCACACAACGACCTAATATAAAACCAATCAGAAAGGGTCGTTGCGATTTGCGAAATGCTCGGTGTGTGATGCAGGAGCTGAACTTGCACCTGTCATCCAAGCGTTAAAGGTCTCTGCGTTGGCAAGGATGGTGTTAACATCGTGCTGAGCAGCACAAGCGTACTCGACCGCAGCCTTTAGAGCTACCTGTCGGATAATTGAAAGTGAGCGCTCATCGTTATTTTTAGGCGCAGATGGAGCTGATTGGTTATAGCCTCCACCACCGCCAAAGGCATTAGCACGTTGGATTTTCACCGTACCCTTTTCGTTCTTGGTGTACTCAACCTCCTCGCCTACTGCGTAAGGGGGGGTCTGTGATTTGGCAAAGGCAGTACCGAAGTCTCCATTGTCGAAGCGAACCTCAAGCTTGAATAAATCTTGCCATTGGCCTGTGGGTGTGATTGAAATAATTTTAGGCATAATATAGATTGGTTTTAGATAAATAGAATTGATTGCTGCTCCAATACATCAATACGAGCTTGAAGCTCTTGT